GGAACTTTTGCTTGTGCATCCTTAACAACTTCTTTTAACGCCACCTTGATTTCAGCGTTCATTTCCTTCAATAGGTCAGGCGCGAACTTTCTGAGTGCTTTCTTTAACTCAGGTACGCCTTCTACTACGACCGGCATTTTTCCTATCTTCCGCCTGTTTCGAGATTACTGCATAAAACGCTTTCAGTAGATCCCTATCCATGTTGATAAATTCGCTAGGCGCGATACCTAGATTTACCGATAATTCTGCTATTCGGTAAGTCCAAGTATCACGCGCTAACCATTTGGGGAGTCGTCCCCTAGAACCTCAACAGCCTTTAAGGTTTCAAGGAACTTATCCCCAAACGGATAAACTTCAGGTGCGCCTGCACGTTTCAAGCACTCCCACGCAAGCCAATAAATATCGGACTGCTTTTGATCTTCCTGAAAGGCTTTGTAAAAACCTTTCTTCGCATGCAGTTCGAACGCATACTCTATGGCGGGAGTAATCTCGTGGATCGACTCTGTGCCATCTGCCCTAGTTACTTTAAGTCTTGCCATTGCCCATTTCTCCTAATTTAGAACGTGCCGGTTGATGCCGCTGTTACTGCGGAGTTTACCGTGAATGTGATGTCTTGTGTGCTCAGATCGCCAACTCCACCGTTGATAGGTGTTAGGTTGTTTACAAGAATATCAAAGGTGTAAAGCTGATTGGTCGCTCCGACCGCAGTAGCTTTATCGTTCAACATCTTGCAGGCGACAGTTGTACCGTATGCACCTGCCAAAGTTGCAAGAACGTTTGCAGCCGCGGTGTCATTTAAGAATGAAACGGTTAGTGTTGCTGACTCCAAGCCCTTTACGAACTTGTGTGCAGAATCTCCCATAGCAGTTACTTCGAGTTCATCGAACGCCTGATTGAGAGTTACGGAAGTTACGTGGTCGCTAAGATCGACGTTGTTGATCTTAAGTCCGACCTTGTTATTTAAGAAAACTGCCATTTGGCTTATTCCTCATCTTTCTTAGCGGTTGGTGTGGATTTTGGTTCGTTGGGCTTGATCTGACCGATCTTGATCAGAAAAGCCTCACGCTCTTTGTCGTTTTCAGCCATTTCTTAGCTCCAATCTGATAAAACGCTGATTGATACTTCACCGGATAGCAGATCGCCTGCCACGCCGGTCAAGACTGCGGGTGCGCTGAAAGATCCAATCGAATAAGCAATGTTCGATGCTTCCAGCTTGTTTACTATATTCAGATAATAATCTTCAATGTTAATTAAATTTCCTTGATTGTCAAACATAGGCACAAGCACAACAAGTTTGAAATTGACCTTAGGCTTAACCGTTTTGTAATGATCGTTGCTTGGCTCGATATAAGGATCGCTTGGCTGTACCACAATGCTATTAGCAAGGGGAGTGGCAGGTGGGAAGGAAAACACCTGCCACGCCGCATTATCAGTTAGCGCAGTCGCGATTGTTCCACGTAGGGTAGAGATTGCTGACATTATCCTACTTGACCGCCCGGAGCTAAGTGATCCGCAAGCAAACCGCGAACTCGCGCCATGAGTGTGTTACCCATGCGATACGGCGAAGGCTGGAAATCAGGTGAGATGCCGCCAGCGTTGGATGCTTGACGAGCCTGCCAAATGTCAATAGCAACCATAAGGGATGCTTGATTGACTTCGGGTAATGTTGAATAATCGATGTGAGTTGTGCCGTAAGCCTTCCCAAATGGCACAAGGGCGTTTTTAACTTCTTCTGTTGCGTTGTTTACGCTATAACTAATGCCGTAAGTTGTAACCGCTGTAATGGTCTTTGATCCGTTGTATTTAGCGCCGCAGTTTTCAACAACAATCGTGTCGCCAATAATAAACGAATGTGGTACATCAAAATAAATAGTTGCAACGCTAGTCGTGCTTTCATGAGCAACAACAGGAAACTCGTTATACCAAAGTTTTGCTTTAACAATATTCTCAGCCGCTTGGCAACATTCTTCAACGACTGCCGATGAATAAAGATTGCCAATGCCAAGCGCGGAGCGCAATTCGGCTTCAGTAACAAATGTCGCTGGCATCTTTATCCTTTCCTATGTTATCCCCGGCGCAAGGGCTGTGCGCCGGGGTAACTCTACTTCTAGGCTGTTATGCCTTGTTGAACTTGAACGCGCCGGAGCCCGATTTCGTGGCGATGGCGTAGTAACCGTACATTCCGATTTCAACCTTGCCGGTTCCGACCTTTTCAGCGCGGAGTTGTAGGCGTGGTGATTCGTACCATGTGTAGGAATCGCGGTTTACAACGATGATCGAGTTATCGGCTTCGCCTGTCATTGTGTAATCAACATAGAGTGGGAGTCCGAGAAGGGTTCCACGGATTGCAGAAACGGAAAGATCACCGGCTGCGTTCTGTGGAGCCGCTGCATTGAAAATTGGGCGATTCTGTGAATCTACCAATCCAACGATGTTGCTCCATTGTGTCGGAGAAACAATTACGCCGGTTGCAAAGCGGAAGGTGTTTGTGTAGATAGATGCACCTGCGCGAGCAATAAACGCTGCGAGTTCTGCGCCGTCCCATGGAAGGGTTACGGTTGTGGAATCGAGAGTTCCGCCTGTCGCGAGTGCTGCGCCAGCTGCGGTGTTTGTGGACTTAGCGTAAGCATCGCCCATCAATGAGAGCAACTCGGATAGAAACGCCGGCGAAGTTCTGTCGAGGACCTCAACCGAAAATAATTGCATCCCCGCTGCCTTCTTGACATCGACATCAAGATATTCGATTTCGACCTGATCATCGGTGAAAGCTCCGCCTTCAGCGACAGGTGCACCTACGCCCGGAACGCTCTTTACGCGTGGGATTTGGAACTTCATGCCTGCATCGGGTAGAACGCCAGATGAAATTGCTTCAATTGTGGCGCGTGTACCTGTGGACTTTGGATTCCAAACAGTTGTCTCTTGACGAGTTGGAACAAGACCAGGAACATCTGCAACGGTGTCGGTGTCAGATGCAGCTGCAATCCATTGACGAGCTTCATCGTCATTGAAAATGCTTGCCTTGATTGTGTTTTCTAGCATTGCAAGCGGAGTCACGTTGATACGTGGCTTCGCGTAAATTGGTGCAGCAACAGTTGGGCGCGCAGCTTCCACCGCAGGGGTTTCTACCACAGGCGCAACGGTTGCGGTGTCTGGAGTGTTCTCCACGACTGCCTCGCTTTCGTTTTGGGTTGGTTGTTCAACGACTTCTTCTTCGGAAGATGCCGCTACGCTCAAAACTTCAGCACTCTTGAAGGCGGCTGCCTGTACGAGTGACACTTCTTTGAGCAAACTTGATTTAACGCGATAACGATCTTTATCTTTCTTACCAGCAATTACTTCTACACCGACCGACAAGCCTGAACGCAATTGTTCGCTTGCCTCGATTAAACTGTCTGTGCCGCGTTGTGTATTAGCAACTTTAAAGGTTGCATAAATGCCTGATTCATCCTCTGTAAATGAAACTAAACGACCAATTGGTTTTTTAGGATCATGCTCAAGCAAAAGTTTTGGTTTTGGGTTGGTTGGGATTTCAATTGATCCAGCTTCAAAGACAACCTTGCCGACATTGGTATAACCGACTTCAGAATCACCAAATGGCACAATCTTGCCGGTAATGGTGCGTTCCTCTGCGTTGCAAGTAATCTCGCTACTGAACTGAAGTAACATCTTCGTTTCCATTTGGTGTTAGGTCTTCCATTTCCATTGCTTGATCAAGTGTAATCAAGCCGAGAGATAGCATTTTTTCAATGACGTTCAAACGCTCCATCGGATCTACCCGAAGGAAAGCAGAATCAACGTCAAACTTAACAATGTTGCCTCGCGCCGTTATATCATCCATGGACAAACGATCCTGAATTGCGTTGATGTACGGTGCGAGTGATAGCGCAACGAATTGCTTGCGTTCATCTTGAACATTTGCATAAGTCATGCTGTTGTTCATATCTGCGCTAATGTAATAGGCAGGAACGTTCATCATTCGTGCAATTTGAGTAGCTGTGTTTTGAATTGCATCAACAAACATCATGTCGCGTGGGCTAAATGATGTTGGTTGGTATTCAAGTGTGCTAGTTAGGTAAGCGGTGCTGCGTTGTTCGCGCGCGGCTTTCCATGCAGAGAGAATTCCTTGAACTTCGGCAGGTGCTAGATCTGCGCCGGTGTTTTTAATAACACCTGAAGGCATTGGAGTTGATGTTGCGACACGCGCTGCCTTTTCAAGATCAATGGCGCTGCGAAGTGTGCGAGCGCCCCGCTGCAAAATACCTTCATCTTGTGCTTGGAATGTAACAAGTGATCCAAGACCTGACATTGGAACAGGTGAACCATCGATTGTGTATTGAGTGATGAAATTTGTGTTTGCATCTGTTGTGAATGAAACGCGACCCGGTGCTACCCATTCAAAACGAGCAGGGCGACCATCATCGAAATAAACTTCAGTAACGCGCCAATATGCAACACCGAAGAAAATTAAAGAATCAACCGTCCACGCAATTGTTACAGATCGTGGTTGTGTTGTCGATGGTTGTTCTAACCACAATGGCTTGCCTAATTCTTCGCCGCTTGACTTTTTGTAAAGTTCCATTGGCAAACCGCCAATTGTGCAAGCAATCAAATTGCGGCAACGTGCAACGCTTGGAACTGACATTGCTTCATCGCGACCTACGGCAGTTAATACGCCGGGAATGTAATAATTGAAAGAATCAGTCATTAGCTGCGGTGCAGCTTGCGCCTCAATTTTCGTAGGGCGGAAACGATCAAAAAGACCCATCGCTATATGTTAGCACACAAATCGGACATTCCCGACATTTCACACAATAATTTGTGGCTTGCTTTGTGGCTTAAGCAGTTGGTGGACAACCATAGCCAAACTAATTGCTGCCGATACGTCCCCGGCTGACTTTCGCCTAACGATTCGCCAACCCGCATCGGTTTCCTTAGCGGCGCAGTTATTCATGGAGTCCACCAAACTAGCCTGTCCGATGTGAACGATTCGCGCGTTCACAATTGCATCGTACAGGTCAGAACAGGCTTGGTAAAACACAGTCCCGGACATATCTTGGATCTTGTGTCCCGACTGTTGCAAGCGCTCAGCCACGCTCATTGTTGAGTATTTGTCAAAACAAATCATTCGTGGCTTGTATTGTTTTGCCCAGTCATTGACTTCCACAGCCATCTTTAGCTCGTCAATGGCTACTTGACTCTCAAACTGTGCAATTACGCCCACGGCGATCTTGCCATCTTCTCGCATCTGCCCTGCCACAAGTGAAGCCATCTTTTTATTGACGGATATATCCATTCCAAAAATTGTCGGCAGTCCGGGCAGGATTTGTAAGTCTTGAATTGTCAGATCTTCAAAGGCTCTGTACGGCCAGGGAGATTTCAATGCTGAAACCCAGGTGCACAAGGTCTCGGTTTTGCTAGCTTCTACGCTGGATGTTGCAATGGCTTCAGCAATCGTTTCTTCGTCTATCAAATAGCCTAAAGCGGGGTTTGCCTGATACCACGCATCTTTATCGGTTATTTTTGCCCAGTCATCGGCAGAATACTCCCAAAAGCCCATAGTAGGCGGCGGATAGCTCAGACAGCGGCTTCTTAGGTCATTCAAGACTGTGCTAAAGGCATCACCAGCGTTGCTAGTCATGAAGATCTGACTATTAGGGCGGGCGCGCGTAATTGGCTTAGCCGCAGTCCACGAATCTTCATCTACTTCGCGAAGTTCATCAATGTAAAGCAAGTCAGCGGTTTTTCCGCGCGATCCGTCACGCGTTGCCGCGACTATCTCGTAACGAGCGCCCGAGAGCAGCTCCACCGATTCCTGACCATTAGCCACGCGGATCTGTTTAACCTGCGCCATAAGCGCGGGATTATCCTCTATCACGTCAACGACCTTGCGAAAGGTATCAAGAGCCATGCCGCGATTAGATGACATTGCAACTATATTCATTTCACCGAAGATAAACAAGCCAGCAAGGATGCGGATGCGTGCTAAGTGTG